GTTCGTCATCGGCAACGCATTCCACTCTGGCACAACGATAATCGCCGCCTTCAGTGTCGCCCTCTGCTCTACCGTCAAAGCCATCACAATCTCCTCAAATGCGCCCCATACACGTCGCCCAGTTTCAGCGCCTCGGCCATCGCCGGCGTGCAGCGCAGCCGTAGTTCACCCTCAACCCCGTGCGCGCCGTCGATATTCAGTTTGATCTCGCACCGCTGGCCGGCGTCGAACTCGCAACTGATGCTCGAGAGCGTCATCAGCAGGATAAGGTCGTCGAGCCAGTGCTGCGGTTCATGCACGATCAATCACAAGTAATGGTCGGCGTGATCTTGATGTTGTCGCCGTTGTTGGTGATCGTGTACGGGCCGTCCGAGAAGCGCTCGGCCCACACCAGTTTTCCGCTCGTCCGCTGCTTGATGTAGTAGCCGTAGATCGGTTGATTCTGCGACCCAGCGCTCGAGGTGAATGTCTGCTGCGCGTAGGCGGCGCTGGTCGGCGCTCCTTCCGTAATCGTCCAGCTTGCCGCCGTCAACTGGATCACGCTGTAGCCAGTGAAATCTGCCGCAGTCACGTTCGCCTCGGTAGTTCCCTCGACCGGGGTGTAATCGTTCTTGTACAAGCAGAGGTCAAGATCCTGCGGCGCGGTCTTGTTCAGCAACGCACCGAGCGCAATCGCCTCGCCCTGGTTGGGGGTCAACAGTGCCATTTCGTTCTCCTGTCTTTATTGAATGCCGACGATGCGACCATCGGGTGCGCGCACCACTGGCCGTCCGTTCATGCTCACTACCAGCCCGTCGTTGCCGTACTCGAGCGTCTTCGGCTTGTTGAGCTCGGCGCGCACCATCGCCATGATCTGCTCGGCCATCGGCGCGATCGCCTGAGACACGATCTGCTCCATCTCGCCACGCTGCTTGAACTCGACCGGCTTCTCGAGCAGCATGCGCACCTGCTCCAGCAACGCCGCCGTCTTGTCTCTTTCGCTTGCCATCGTGATCTCCCGCGTGTCATCGGCGTTCTGCGCGTCGAGCGCCAAGCGCAGCCGCTCCGTTTCGGCCTCGAACTCCTTGACCTTGACCTCCTGCGCCTTGATGGTCGTCTCTAGCGTCTTGACCTGCGCGTCCTGGGCGTTGATCGTGCCCTGAGCCTTGGCGGCGTCCAGCGCCAGTTGCGATCGCATCAGGTCGGCCTGCATCTTCTGCAGTTGCTGATCACGCTGCTGCAGCGCCTGCCCCATCTGGGCGATCTGCTGCTGCCCCTGCTGGATCTGCTCTCTCAGTTGCGGCGGGATGTTGTCGCCACCGAGCATCTGCTGCCACTCGGTCGCCAGCGACTCGGGGATCGGCAGGTACTTGAGCACACTGGGCGGCACCGGCATGCCCATCTTGAGCGCCGCGGGTAGGAACGCCTGCAGCGTCTCGAAGGTCTGCTGCTTGACGTTCACGCTGGCCGGCGCGCTATCGACGATCACGTCGTACTCGAGCGTCTCGTCCATCTGCACCAGCGGCGCATACTGCGGGCCGTTCTCGGCGTCGATGCGGATCAAGCGCCCGTCGGCAAGGTATTTCTGGATGAACTGGTAGAGCATCCGCCCGTGCTCGCGCCGATACGCGCGCAAGGCGTCGAACCAGCCGGCCAGGATGGTCAGCGCCGCCTGCTTGCGTTGCGACTCCAGCACGCCGGCCTGCTGCCGATCGGCGAGGCCAAGGATCTCCAGATTGACGCCGGTCACGTCGCGGATGGAACTCACCGCGAACTGCATCAGGTTGTCCAGCCCGGCCGGATAGGTGATCGGGGCTCGCTGCTGGATTTTGCCGATGCCGCCAGGGGACGCGCGCACCCATGCGTCGGGCTTGGCCCATTCCTTCTTGGCCTCGCCGGGATTGTCGAACGCGCCGGCCTCCCAGATGATCCCGCCCTTGGCGTTGCTGTTGATGATCGACATGATCTGACTGAGCCACTTGTTAGCCCAATCCTGCGGATCCTTCATCGACCGCACCAGCCCGTAGAAAATGCGCTCGTTCCTGTCCCTCACTCCGGTGATGAACTTGTAGCTCGAGCCCGTATCGCACGGCGCGGGCCCGTCGTCGAGCAGCACCTCGCCGCAGACGATCGCCCGTCGCCATGACCACTTGCGCGCCTTCACTGCCCGGGGCGGAGGCACGCCGGTAGCCTGCATCGCCTTGGTGATCTCGGCCCAGCGCTTGACATCGACATCGACCACCTTGCCGGTCTGCGGATCCAGCACCCGGTAGTAGGTCTGCGGCTCGCGCCACTCGCACTGGATCAGGCGGTACTCGTTGGTGCGCGGCCGATAGTGCGCGTTGGTATCGTCCTGGTAGTCCTGCTCGTTGGCGTCGACCGGGCTTGACGGCTGGTCGGCGCCGCGCGACTCCTGGGTAAGCTCGCCGGCCTGCTCGGGCCACTCCTCTTGCAGGTCGGGGCCGCTGATCCAGCGCTCGGCGATGACGTAGCGAGCATCGACGAAGTTACGCTTGCGGCTGGCCGGGTCGGCGTAAACCTCAAGCGGATCCTGGCGCTCGATTTCGATGTCGCCATCGGGGTTGCTGGCGTAGCTGACACGGGTGACGGTGCAGCCGATGCCGCAGATCAAGCTGTCGCGGAAGGCTTCGTTTTCCTCGATGTCGGCGTTACTGCGATCGCGCACCCAGGCAGCGGCGCTGTTGAGCAGCGTGGCCACGCCCACGTCCTCCATGCCGCGCGGCTGGTACTTGATCGCCTGCCGGTTCTGCGCTTCGCTGCCGCAGACGGCGTCGATGGTCGGCGCGACCCGGTTGAACGTCACCGGCGGCCGGCGTTGCTGCTTGAGAAGCTCGAGGTCGTCCTCGTCCCACTGCCGGCCGGCGACGATGTCGTAGGATTGTCTCGCCTCGGTGCGCCAATCAGACCAGTGGTCGCGCACTTCCTTCCAGCGCTTCTGCACCAGTGCCACCACCTCGTCGGGGTCGCGGGTGTACTCGTCCTTTACACGCTCATCCATGATCCCTCAGTCGCGGCTCGGCGCCCGTAGCGCTCGCGGCGCTCGGTCGGCTGGTGATAGGTGCGCAGTCCCTGCCCGAACAGGCGCGTGGCGACGTACTGCAGGGCGTCGTGGCAGTTGCCCACCAGGACGCCGGCAGCGTAGAAGCAATGTGCGTCTTCTACGGTCAGGTCATATACGCGCGCGCATGGCGCGCTGACGTAGCGCTTCTCGACAAGCGACGGTCCCGCAGGACCGGGTCTTACTGTAGCGGTTGACGGTGAAGGCGGCGCCGCAAACGGCACATGTTCGCTGCTCGTCATCGACTCCGCTGGCTCGCCGCGCCGCAGATTGGCAGGCAGGAGAGCAGAAACCGCGCCTCGCAGTACCGACCAAAGCCGCGTACCTCTTCCCGCAGTGGGCGCACTTCCTGCGCTCTGTTGCGCGCCCGTCCCAGGTCGCCTTGCCGTGTTCGCGGTGCCACTCGATACCTTGTGCGGAACCGTGCCACGCACTAGCCGCGGGCCGAATTTGCTCCATGTGACGCTTGGCGAGGTCCGATCCCTTGGGAAGTTTCTCCCGGCCATGCTTGCCAGCGTGATCGCCGCCGGCCATGCACTCGAGGTTAGCGATGTCATTGTTGCTACGGTCACCGTCCCGATGGTGTATGTGGCAACCGTCGGGAATTGGCCCGTGATGAAACGCCCAAACGACGCGATGCATGTACTCATTGTGCTTGCCGCCGCGGCCATCGCCCTTGTAATAGCCAGGCGGCTTGCGGTAGTACCTGACGCCGTTGAACTCCTGCACCGGCCACTTGCTGGGTCGTACCATGTTTTCTCTCCGATGGATAACAATACGTCATCGTATTGTAACGCATCGGCCAACACAATGCCCCTGCTGGTATGTATCGGGTGGTCCTTGGTGCACACAAACCCGCGCCCGGTGGAGAACGAGAGGTCGATCAGGTCGCCGGCCACGCTCGACATCGTCGCGGTGATCCGCTTCGCCCCTGCCGGCGTCAGCACGCGGTCGCCAACGCGCAGGGTTTCGATGCCGCGCTCGCCCTTGGGCGTCGCCACCATCGTCCCGGCGACGAAGCAATGGGACCAGGCGTTCTTCTCGGGCTGGTCGGTGTACCGCTCGGCGGAGGTTTGCATCCGCGCATAGCGGTAGCGGCCCAGGAAGCCGCGCCTGAGCGTTTCGCAGCGCGGGTGGAGGGCGAAGGTGGGCTTGCCCTCAGCCAGCGTCCCCAGTGGCCGTTTGACGCTCTCCAGGCGCATCGCCAAGTCCTGCTGCCCGGCGCTGATCAGGATGCCCTTGGCCTGCAGGATCTGGAAACAGGTCTTCTCGTCGGTTTGGGCGCGTTGCTCGCCGGCCGGGTCGCCCACGTCCTCGCACTTGGCGCCGGGGTAGCGCTCGGCCATGCGCTGCAAGACGCGATCGGAGAAGCGATCGATGCCGACGTTGTCGGCGACGAGCTCGTCGAACACGAGCCAGCGCCCGGATGCGGTCAGGTGGCTGAACACGCACGCTGGGGTGAGCCCGAAGTCCCAGCCGCGGTAGACGGTGGCGCCGGGGATGAACTCGGCCTTGTCGGTGCAGTGCGTTTCGTCGAGGTACTCGGGGAAGACCGGCTTGCCGTCCTGGACGTAGCCGTAGCGGCCCTCGACGTGAACGCGGCACCAATCCACCGAGTTGATGGCGGTGAGCCCTTCGTAGTAACCCGGCTTTAGGTTGGGCAGGTTTTCCGCGCTAGGCGCCAGACCCGAGGGTTGCCGGAACAGAGCCACGTTGGGTGGCTTGTCGATCTCGAAGAGCTTGAACCACCAACTATCGTCACTCGGCGGATTGGTATCGAGGATGAGGCCCGACCACAGGGCCCCGCCGTCCTGCTGGCGCGGGAAGCGCCCGCAGCGGCCGTAGAGCGCCTGCACGATCGCCCAGTCGATCTCGCGCGCCTCGTTAATCCACGCGCCGGTGAGCTCGAGCGAGAGCAGGTTGCCGACCTGATCGGGGCGGTCGAGGGCGCGGAACATGATCTCCGCTTCCACGTCGTTGACCTTGAGCAGGAAGGTGTGATCGTTCGCGCGCCACTCGCCGAGGATGCCCGGCTGCAGCCACTGGTGCACGGTCTTGATCGTCGTGTCGCGCAGTTGCGGGTAGCTGTTGCGGACGCACGCCCAGCGGGTGCGGCGCACGCCATCCCGCCCAGGCGGCTGGGCGATGGAGCGGCGAAGGATTTCGATGACGCAGCCGCTGCTTTTCCCACTGCCGAACGGTCCAAGAAGACCGCGGATCTCGGCGTTGCTACGGGCAAAGTCCCGAATGGTGGGAACTGGCCCGTAGCTGTAGCGGACGCCGAGGTCAGGCTCCATCGATCACGATCGATATCTTGGCGCCGTTCTGGCCGGTGAGCTCGGTGCGGCCGAGCTTGGGGACGTGGTACTCGATCGCGCGCAGGTAGAGGTCCATCTTCTTGGCCGGGTCTTCGATCGCGTCGAGCCATTCGCCCATCTTGTGCACGTTGGCGGACGCGAAGGCTGCGATGGCCTCGCGCACGTCGACGGTTGCTTTGTTGGGCGTTCCTTTGGTTCGACCGCCCGCTTTGAATCCGCGTGGCATGACTATTGCCGACTAGTTTGGTCAGCAGCCCCTGCCCTTGCCGGGTTGCTTTTTCCCGGGCATGGGCGGCGGTCCTTTTTGCTTTTTCATCCTCTGCTCCTAGGGCTGAACTGGAGCGGAGAGTAGTGCGGGGGAATTGCTTTTGCTAGGCGGCGGATGGCTGCTTTTTGTTGCGCGGCGAGGCGTACTCGCCGGCGTAGGCGGCGAGGATGTCGTCGGCCACGTCCTCGAGGATGGCGCGGCGGTCGTAGATGCCGACGAGGATGTAGCGGAATGAGTCGTTCCACCACTCGGGGAAGTCGATGCGGTGGGCTGGGGTGACGCGGCGGATGACGAATTCGCCGTTGTGCCAGAGGATGGCGTGGGGGGCGCGGTACTTGGTGATCTTGACCATCATGGCCCGGGCGACCGAGCGGGCGAACATGGGGGTCACGGCCTTGGAGTCGTTGACGACCTTGGTCACGGTGCCGGCTCCCAGTATTGGGCGTCGGGGCCGCAACCGACGTTGCCCCACCAATGCGGATCGCGCATGGTGACGATGGAGGGGGTGGGGACGGCGTGGCGGCCGTAGGTGACGCCCCGGCGGCATTGCGGATCTACGTCGGGCCGGTTCTCTGGTGCCGGCTCGTAATGCTTGCACTCGCAGCAGAATGGGGGTTGCAGCATGGCTGGCGATGCAGAGTCTTCGGCATATTGCACGGCTAGATCCTCCGCAAAAACCTGCGTTTATCACGGCGATAGCGAATCCATTCGTACGCCATCCCAATGCCAATGCCAACCATTCCGAGCAAAACACCGATAAAAAAAGTACCTACTAGCATTTCAATGCTTGGCATCAGATCCTCTGGGCTCGTTCGTTGGAAGATTGGGTGCGCCACGCCTCGATCCGTGCCGCAGCAGCTTCACGAAGGAAGCGGCGGCGGAAGTCCTCGGTAACGGCGGCTTTGTAGGCAGACAGCGCCCGCAGGTACTCGGGGTGAGACTCGGCGACATCTCTGGCGGCAGCGTTGCTTAACCCGGCTTGGGCGGTGGTGAGCCTTGCCCGCTCGCTTTTGATCCACTCGGCCAGATAGACGGCGTCGGCCCGAGCCTGGGCGTCGGCAGTGGCGTTGTCGCGCAGGTAGTCGAGCGCCGACTCCACTTGTGCGTCCGTGATCACACTCGCGTCCGGTAGTAGTAGTCGCGGCGCCTGCTCTTCTCGCAGAGCTTGCACTCGGACGAATAGGTTCCGTGGCCGTGATCCTTGCGCCGCCGGTATGCCGTTTCCAGCGGGCGCCACTCCTTGCACATCGCACAACATCGCTGCTGTACGCCGTCCACTACCCGGTATATTTCCTCCTTTGTCGCCCGTGCCTTTTTGGGAACCGGCGCTGACGGTTCGTCGTCCTCCTCCCGGGCGAAGTTCTTGTGCCGGTAGGTGACGGCGCCCAGGGACGGGATCACAGCCGGCGGATAGCCCATGATGGCGGTGAGCTCCAGCATAGCCTCGCCAGACCGCGCAAACGGCTCTCTGGCGACCGGGGGCTTGGGTTGCCTACCCCTGTGACTCCCCTCCCGTTTGGCGCGCTCCACGGCCCGCACAGTGGCCTCTGCGCCCCTGTCTGCGTACGCTACGGCAGTCTGGCCGTTGTTGAGGTTGATGCCGCCGTCCTTAGCCATTGCTGCTCCGCAGCGTGTAGCGGGCGAAGGTCTTGCCGTTCTGGGTGAGCATTTGCGTTCTGATGTCGTAACCTTGGGCGCGCAACTCTTCAATCCTCGCCGCGAGCCGAAACACCAAGAACTCGTCGAACGCCTGTAAGGGCGTCAAGTCCTTGCCCGACTTCAAATGCTCGAGAATGCCTTCGCACTGGGTAGTCATGCCACCAACTCCCAGCCGCGATTATTCCTGTACATTCGCCTAATTGAAACGCGCGTTGACGAGGGCAATACAAACCTGCCTTGTCGGTCGCACGCAACCATAGTCGCTTTTCCTTCCTCGACCTTCGTAACTACGCAAACTCGACCATTCATTCTCCTGTCCAAATCCATCCAAATTTGCCCAACAACAACTTCAATCCCGTCTTTCGTCGTGTTATTCATCTCTTTCCCCTCTTGCCTAGCGGAACAGGCGCAGGATCGGAAAACGGGACTCCAGGATCGTGCGGTCGTCCGTAGCTGCCGTCCCGCCCTCGGAACCAGACGATCCGGGTGCCGTCTCCAAAGACTGCCTTGAAGTCACGGAAGAATTGGGTAAACCCGCATTCATCAGAGTCGCGACGGAGTCGGCTAGAGTGCTGCGCTTCCCGAATGGCGGATCGTGCGGCAAGGGCGACGACTTTTTGGGCGAGGTCATCGGGCATCACTTATGAAGCTCGATATCGGGGACAACCTGTAGCGGCTTAAACACCACGCGATATTGGTATGGGCTAGCTGGGTTGGCGTCGATTTGCTCTACGAAGAACGTAACATTGTCTGACAGGCCGAGGAAGTGCTTTTTGTAAGCTGCCGGACCTGTTTTGCAAGTAACGCTCAACTTTCCTGATGTGTCGTTGTTGCCAAGAGAGCACAGGCCCGTGAGCGTTAGCATGTATTCGCCAGTAATGCCGTTGTAGAACACGATCCTTCGCATTACCTCGAATTGATCTGCGGCCACGCTCAAGTTGTGCGACGCAATGTCTGCATCTCGACTGCACCCGGCCAGCAACGCAACGAACAACATTCCAGCCACAATCTTCGTCTTCATTGTTTCCCCCCTCGCAGCTTCGCCACCAGCGCGCGGACGTGATCGGGCATGACGCCGCGCGGAGCCGCCAAATAATGCACGTTCGACTCCTTCACCCGAAACTGTCGGCAGATGCTCAGGAACTCGGGCAGCGTAGGAGGGAACGGATTGTTCGCCTTCAGGTGCTCCAGCGCCCGCTTTACCTGATCCGCCGTCACGCCGCCCATATCGGTCTGCCAGCCATCGACCACGTCCGCCATCGGCACGCCGTCCCACATTGCCGCCCAGCGCGACCCGTACATCACCGAGAACCGCTTGAACAGCGCCTCCACCCACGCTTTAGGCCACTCGTTGCGCGACTCCATCTATCGCCCTCCCGTCATCCAGCAAATCCTCCAACCGCTTCTCGCGGCGCACCAGCGGAGACTGATCGCCCCAGATCGCTCGATTGACCGCCTCACGCCCGTTGACCTTCGGCGCGAACTGCTCGGCCCTCCGCAACCAGTTGCGGAACCCGGCCGACAGATCCCTGTGCCTGCGGCCAGACGCCGCCAGCCAATCCCGGTACTTCAACCACTCAGCTTCGCAGTCAACGCCTGCCGTCTTGGCAAGTAGTCGGTGCTCGGGGGTTGGTTCCTGCAAAGCCGATTTTGGAGTTGCAGCCTTGCGGCTTGCGACCGCATCCGGCAAATCCTCCGGTTGGAGATCGGGCGCCCCTCTCGTCTTTCTTCCGATCTGTTCTTTCTTAGGTTCTAGTACATTACTTTCTTGTAGCGGTTTGACCGTGCACGGCTGATCCGTGCACGGC